TCCGTTATCCAAAATGTTCCATATTGAGCGTTCTTACTCCCTTTATGATTATCTACATTGGCTCTTCCAATTTTATTTTTAGATTCTTCTGAATGGTGTCTTCCTTCAAAGTTAAAAACCTCTTTTGCTTTTAACTTAATATTAATGTCTTCGCTCTCACTCCAATTTTTTCTTATTTTTTTTAAATGATTATTTTGTTTTAATTTAAGAATAGGGTCATTTTTTATTTTTTCATTACATATTTTAATAGCTATTTTCCCACCTTTTATTTGATACTTCTTATATTTTTTAGGGTTTGAATATATATGATCAAATCCTCCTTGCCCACCAATTTTTAGATTGTATGATTTTTTATCATTTAAAGTTCTTTCATTAACTAATTCTTTTTCTTTATCGTTCATTTTCTCTTTATCATTAAATACAAACAATATTTCTTTTTTAAAATTTTCTTTGCCATATTTTTTAATAGCTCTTCCAAGATGTTTCCCGGAACCTAAATAATTATCATTAATATTAGATGTAATATGTTTTCCAATATAATATTTATTATTTATTTTATTTATTGTTTTATATATTATATAGTATTTCATAATATTAATTATTTAATATATCAGCTGATAATAGGACTTGAACCCATAACTTACTGCTTACAAAACAGTTGTTCTACCATTGAACTATATCAGCTTATGTTATTTTTACTTGATTAGGAATTACATCTCCTATATAAGTTGCAAATGGCTGTAATGGCTCCGGAGTAGGTTGTAAAGGCCATATAGGATTAAGAACTATGTTTTGTTTATTCTTATAAAGGTTTATAATTTCTTCTTGTAATTTATTTGCAATCTTTAACATTTGTATCTGAGCTTCTAAATCTTTTATGATTTCATCTTTAGTCATAGTCATCCTTTTTTAAATATAAATAGAGAAACTTTGCTTAGGTTACGATCACATTGTTAAATGTGTGCCCACGTATTTCTCCCTGATTCCTGCCCGATATTTATATTTTATTATCCAACGAAATCTACCCAACTAAACCCTTTATTTGTTATCTTACCATCTAAAGCATATCTAACGGCGTCCCAGCAATGATCGTGTTCTTTTACAATTATTGGAAGTATCTCTTGTGTTTTTGAATCTATTTTATAAGAATATAATCTTGCTTCTTCTAGCATATGCTTACATCTTGAGTGAATAACTATTTCTTCAAAACCTTTTAAGAAAGCAATTCCATCTTCAACACAACCTTTCCATTTTTTTGCTTTTGATATATTATATCCGTAATTTTTCTTGATATGGGATATTGTTTCCGGTCTAGCTTCATCTGCCTTTATTGGCCATTTATCACTCCCTGGAATAATTTTATAAAAATCATCCATTTCATTTAATTCTATTCCAACGCCATATGCTTCATAATCAATGTATAATTTCTTATCATTTATAAAACATCTTAATAAGGTTGAAGGGTGATTACTAAAACCAAAGTCAGCACCAAATAAGAATTGTGTATTCTCTGGTGCTTCAAATGTTGCCTCTCTGTATTTTCCTCTAAAGATGCAAGCTTCACTGATTGTTAAAGGAAAGCCTTCCCATATATTCTCATATGAATCAGGATCGACCTTTTGATGATAAACTCTTTCCTTTTCTAATACTTCGGGAAAATAAGGATTATCTCTCCATGATACTTTCTGACTAACACAATCAGGAGGAGGATTAACTACAAACCTTTGGTAAGTTGGGTCTTTCTCTTCTCCCACGTTAAAAGAAATTATAAATCTACTTCCTTCTTTTCTAATGGTTGGAATTAATACGGCCCAACTATTTTCAGAAACAGCTTGTGCTTCTTCTGGCCAAACAATATCTACGCCTTCTAAAGATTTTATTTCGCCAATATTATGAGAAAGCCCTTTAAATATAAACTCCGAGCCAATATTGCTTGTAATAGTATTCTTTAATATAGAATAATACGATTCAAGCCTTAAAGAATAAATTTGATCTGTAAGTAAACGATAAACAGAATCTGCAATACTTGATTGAAATTCTCTTGTACATAAAATTCTTACTTTTTCACAAGCGGCCAATCCAACTAAATAACGGGCAATAGCCCAAGATTTTCCTGCCCCTCTTCCCCCATAATAAATACTATATCTTTTTTTTTCAGCAAGAGATTTAAATATAGATGGAATTTTTATTCTTATTTCGTTAATATCCATTTATTATTGGCTAGCAAATATTGATTGCCATTGCTCCCTATTTCTTTTATGATTTGTTTTAGCGTGACAACCATTGCATAAGCTAATTAAATTATCTGGCTTGCAATTATCTTTATCATAATCTATATGATGGACAGCTAATAATTTATTGGTTTCTTCTTGAGGGATAAAACATAATTGGCAAATATGCCCATCTCTTTCTCTTATCATTTCTTTTAATTGCTTAGACCATTCTTTTGGATAATCAGATGTTCCTCCTACCCAAGCCCAATGATTTTCTCCGGAATGAGCCTCTCTAAATCCATCTTTTTCCCAAAACTCTTTAGCTCCGTTAATATGTTTTTCTATATGCTCTTTATCTTGCCATAATTCTAACGCATGCAATCTAGCATTATTTATAACTTCTTCTGTATGATGCCAACCAGTATGATGCCTTAAATTTTCTTTAAACTCTTCAGATTTTGGGACTCTTAAATTTTGTTTAAATTCTTCTGACTTTGGAGTTCTTAATTTATTTTTATGGTCCTCGGTTAAATGTTTTCCTCTTGTCCCATGCCCACGAAGATATTTACTCCCTGGTTTGGCCATTTCTCCACAACCACATAAACAAGGTTGTGCTAACGGGCGTGGCGGATAATACCTATGATGCTGAATAAATCTTTTATTTACCCCATGACAGGTTTTACAAGCTTTAAAATATTGTCCGCATTTACCACAAGCACAAAGCCTATATAGTACTCCATCTATTAATTTTATTCTGTTAATCTGTATTCGTATCTCATTTACATTTTCCATTCGTCATTTATATTTCCACTTGATTATCAATTAATATTTTATTCATGCAGTGCTGGCAGATATCAACGTTTATTTCTTTACCATCTCCAAATACACTTCCATATCCGCCTGTTTCTTGTATATGAAAAAACTCTTGTGTTTCAAAAAAATCTTTATCATTATCATATTTCTTTTTACAGATATCGCAAATGACAAACTTTAATTTTTCTATTGTTGTTGCTTTTGGTTCATATATTAGCATATTATTTTATCTTTCTTTTGTCTATGTGCTAAATCGTTATATTCAAATATCCATTCTAAAGGAATTGTTTTAAATTCATCTATATATCTATTCATTGCCATTCTTATTTCGCCTATTCTTGCTTGCTCTACAGGGTGGCTTTTCTTGTGCACATTTAACCTTTAATGTATTTTCATCTTCATCAAATATTAAAAGGCTAATTCTTCTTTTACATGCAGCACAATTATTATATGTAACAATTTTATTTTGTGATGAGCAAACATCACCATATTTAAATTCTAACATTAAAATAAACCACCTTGAATAAGATTTTCTTCTTTCAATATTTTCAAATCTTTATGGAGAAATTTATTATAATCTCGTACTTTATCTTTACAGCAATCACAATTACAATAAAGAGAATGATAATGACCATCATTAATATTTGATGCTTCTAAAAAAGAATGATATAGCCAATAATCTTTATCGGTTTGAAACCTAGTATATTCATCATGGTCTCTAATCAATATTATTCCTGTATTATTACAATTATTACACATTAATTATTCTCCATACATAGACAATAAATATATTGTAAACAACCATAACGATATTGCTGCTCCAATCATGTCCATTTATTTTCCCTCTTTGATGTCTATTACTATTTTATCAATTAACTGTTTTACCTTTTCTGCTCTATCATGTGTTATTTTAAGGCCAGTATGTAAGGCCTTAATAGATGATCGAATATATAAATCTTCTAATAATAATTGTATTGCTTCTTTATATATCTTTTCCATTATTAATTACCTATATCTTGTAAGTTTTTCTATTGTCCCACTCTGCTTTCTTGCCTTTGTTCCATGTTTGTGTCGGCCTTATATATCCTACAACTCTACTATACACTTCAATCGGCCTGTAATTTGTAAGCTTGGGGTTTATATTTGCGCACTTCATACATTTAAAGAATGGAGTTTCTATCTCATCATATTTCCAAATTA